ATATGATACATCCACAAGCATTTCAAAAGAAATTAGACATAATTATTGCTAAACTAGAGAATATAGAAAACAAATTAAAGTTAGGAAAATTAATACAATGAGTGATGAATTAAAAGATATGTTAGAGAGAGCCTTATGGACATTTATTGAGGCATTTCTATCAGCTTTAGTTATAAGCCCAATGGCTGGTATTGAAGCTAACGCACTACAAATTGCAGCTATTGCAGGTGGTGGTTCAGCATTATCAGTAATCAAAACATTCGCTAAGAAAAAAATTAGTTAATAGAAATAGTCATACTAACTGTCTATAATAGCCTTAACAGAAAGGGCTAAATATGACACAAGAACTAGGAAACAATTACTATAAATCTGGTTGGCAACCGTCAATAGAGTTCGACCAAGCAACTGGTAAAGGTGAAGTAACTTATGTAGGTACTGACCCCGATTATAAAAATAAGTATGATGACATACTTCGTGGTTGGGGATTTGACCCTAACTATTATGAGATAGAAGGCACAGTTCGTGCATCATCTTGGGAAGGTCAGCTAAAAGGTGGTAGAACTACTACCTTCTACGCATTTAAAGGTGTTGTAAGACGTAAGAATCCTGCACTAGATGAATACTTTGACGAACTTCTCTCGCTGTTTAAACATAAACCTAAATTAAAAGATACTAATTATGGTGGTGATACAGCGTTCATATATACGATGGCTGACTGGCAGTTGGGGAAGGCTGACTATGGCGTTGAGAATACCGTTAAACGCTACGAGGAAGCCCTTATTAAGGCAGTAAATCAGATTAAGGCACTGCGTAAGACAGGTACAGAAATAGATGAAGTTTACTTATTAGGATTAGGTGACCTTACAGAAAACTGTGACCAATCCTTCTATAGCTCAATGCCCTTCAATGTCGAATTGTCACTGTCTCAACAATATAGATTAGCTAGACAGATGATAATGAGAACTATTGATACATTCTTACCACACGCAGATAAGATTACAGTTTGTGGAATTGGGGGTAACCACGGTGAAATGACTCGTAGTTCTAAAGGACAAGTTTTATCTGATAGATTAGATAACTCGGATATGATGCACTTTGAAGTAGTCAAAGAGATACTTGCACAGAATGAGAGATATGACAAAGTCAATGTCATACTTCCTACTGACTATCATCACTTGTTAGAGATTAAAGGTAAAGCCGTAGCAATTACTCACGGTCATATGACTGGTGGTGGTGCTGGTCCAGAAGGTAAGATTATGAAGTGGTGGCAAGGACAGATGTTTGGTTGGTTGCCTAGTGGTGCTGCTGAAATATTAGTGACTGGACATTATCATCATCCAAGAGTTTTAAAACAAGGTAAGAGAACTTGGTTGCAGTGTCCTAGTATAGATGCAAGTAAAGACTTTACTGCAAGAACTGGAATGTGGAATGAACCAGGAGTTCTCACATTCACAGTCAATGCAGATGGTTGGGATAATTACAAGATTGTTTAAACGTTGTACATTGTGTACTTCAGCGTTAACTCCTCTAATGGTTTTATATCTTGTTCAGGAACTAAATACTTTTTATTATTGACAGTGTATAAAGCACAGTTAGGAGTATCGCTGTGATTTATAAAACCACCTAAGGGTGTTCTAATATAATCATTAGGTTCACCCTTGAGATAGTAATGTGTCATACCAATAGTTTTGTTTGCTGGTATTTCTTTTAATGCAAACAGACCAAGCCCTTCTATCTTACTGGGCATAACGGTAAGATAGTCAGGCAAAGGTCTATACATTATTCTGTTTCCTTTACTTCTGATATTGAAAACACTTTCATATTTAATGAATAATGTATTGTGTCTAGCATTTGTTGTGCGTATTCAACAGCTTGTTCTTTTGATTCTGTTGTAAAATGTTTTGTTCCTACAACATCAACTTTATACTTTTTCATTCCTCCTCCAGATTCGTAAGTATCTGAATGTTAGGTAGTATCGCAAGTAATTGCTGCTGCCCTGTTGGTAAGAGAATACTTTTTCCCATAAATAAAGGCACTCCCTTTTCATTCTTTCTGTTCAGAAGTTCTGCTATTAACATACCTTCTGTTGCTTTGCTTAACATTACATCAATCATAACGTTTCCTCCTCTGTGTGTATTCTACCGTCATATTCGTAAAGATGTCCTACCTGTTTAAACACTGGGTTATTGTTTTCAAACTCAGTGGTTGCAGGCATTAATCGTTCCTCCCATTCAATATTAAAGTTAATATTCTTAACCATAGTATTAATGTTCCAAGTAATTATCTTGCCATTGTATTCAGTAAGATAAACAAACTGCTTACCTTCTTGTACAGCTACATCAATATTGGCTGCAAATTTTTCTCTTTCAATAATCCAACTTGGGTATTGTGCATCTCGTGATTTAATCTCAACAATATACTTATCATTGAAAGCATCATAAGAGCAGAATGGGTCCTCAGCTAAGACCAGTGGTTGCATCTTTGGATACAAATTGTTTAGCTGGTCTATGATTTCTTGTTCAGTTCTCAAAATATCTCCTCTTGATTATCTCTTGCTAGGTCTTGTAAGTTAACCTTTTGTATCAGTGCGTTACAAGTCCTGCGTGTTGTCTTACTGATGTTCTCATCAGCCACCTGAATAAAACTTAAACCACAATATCTTTCTCCATTACTATCTGTGTAATAGATTGTGTTGTTCTTACATAAAGCTGGTGCTTTACAAGTTGTATCAGGTGGTGCTGGTACATCAAAGTTGTAATCTGGAAAACGTTTTTGTAGCCGAGCTCTTAACTTGGCTACATTAAACGATTCTCCTATAGGTTCTAAAGCCATTCGTCTGGAACTCCTTTATCACCACTGCTACCTATGTATCCACCCCAGCCACAGCCGTTGTTGTCAGGGTTGTACTTGTCATTCTTTTGACATACAAAATCAGGAATATTTTTAATCTTACTTCCTTCATCTGCAGCAGCTTTCTTTTCTCTATGGTCAATGATGTCATCAGATTTATTACATTGAGGGCATAGCTTAAGTTCATTTGACTTGTCAACTACTTCTCCAAATGTTTCCTCTACTAACTCAATATCTTTTTTGTAGCTAGTAAAGTTTTCTAAATATGATTTGACTTGTTCGTCAGACCAATCATTAACTTGCTTTGAGTATCCTTCTTTGACAGCCCAGTCATACGCTTTCTTTTTGTAATCCTTACGCTTGTCCTCATCAGGCTCAATATCTTTAATGATTTCATTTATCTCTTGTGAGTTATTAACTGGCTCACCAGGTTCAAATGTTAGCTTACCAAGTACAGTCTCCTTACCACCGTAAGAATCTACTAATGTAATTGCATTGTCATCATTACCTGCGTAGTGTTCCTCCTCAGTTACACCACCAGTCCACAACTCAAGACCAATACCAAATCTCATACAACATCTTTTGATACCATCAGATACTGCTAGCTTTAGTACTTCGCTTTCAGTTATGTTACGTTTCAGTGCGTTCATATCAACGTCACCTACTTCTTGTACTGTGCCTAAATCCTTTATCTCTAAAGTACATTTAGCACCTACCATTGCACCGTTCTTATCTCTTAGTTCCTCGAAAGTAAAGTTATACTCTCCAGGTATCACATCAACAAGTCGTTGTGTGTAGAGATGATGAGGTACATAGTTACCAAACTTACCTTTAGGTGCAGGTTTAACTACATCCTTTGGAAAGTTTTTTATTAGTTGTTTATGTTTTTTGTCGTCCACTTTATCTCCTATTCTGTTAGACTGAAAGTATTACAAAATGTTTTTTTATTCATTTTGTTTCCTTTCTGTATAAAGCCTCTAGCAATAGAGGCTTTATTATTCCTCCTCACTATCCAGTAACTGGTATAGTCGAGCTCTTGATATATCTAATACAACAGCCATACTTACCATAGGTAATCCAGTATTTCTACCGTCCTTGATAAGACTTAAGCGTTGCATCTTTAGATTATTTAATACCTGTTCTGCAGATTTAATACCTACAGCAACAGACTTTAGTTTTTCTAGGGTATCGTTGTTACGTTCCCAGTTGCGTATGAGTTCATCTGATTCACTCATCTGTTCCTCCTTCTGTTATTTTTTAGATGACAATATAAGCGTGATACGCTTGCCCTGTCTTGCCTCTGCTATCGTGCTACAAAGTTTTTAATTTGAACAATGATTCAGGTGCAATAAAGTTACCTGTCTCATTATCGATAACAGATATGACATAATTATCCTGGCGTTTAGCTGAGACAATTTTCTTTACTGCCTCTGCTATCGTGCTTTCATCAGTCGAATCATAGTGACTGACTTCAGTACCACCGTAGATGTTATGCAATTCTATTCTGATTGACATAATCTCCTTTGTCATTCAAGTTAATTGTAATATTGTATTGATTTATTTGTATAGATTTATAGATATATTTTGACTGTGTGTTTAAACACTGAGGTAATTACTATAAGACCTACCGTTGCCGATAGGTCTTAACTAACTAGCTTTCGTGTTTACTCTGAATGATTGTATATTCAGTAGGTTTTGACACCTCTAATACTTTGTATGCTTCATACAGTTCACCTTCGTAAATCCAGTTAACCATAGAATCGTAACCAATTTCTTGACCAGTTTCCTGATTAAGTAATTCGTCACTGATTGCAATGGTAACTTCTGCTTTAAGAATTTTCATTACTCCTCCAATATTCCCAAGATACGAGCAATACGAGTCTCGTCCTCATACTGTCGTTGCATATCTTTGTTATAACTTCTCTCAGCTAGATACTTAATTACAAAGTATCCAGCCAAGTAGATTCCCAACATATCTAAAAATGTCATTCCTCCTCCAAACAATCGCACACTTCCTCTTGTTGAATAGATAAAAACAAAACTCTTTGATATTGATTTAGTTCATCTGCTGTATTCACTTTGAATATATGTTCTAAAACAAAATCCTCTGCGTTCTCTATTCCAAGACTGTCAAATGCGTAGAAAATAGAATATATAGCACATTGATTTTCCATTAGATATCCTCCTCTGAATATTCTGCGAGTACTGATACTGAATATATCTTTGGTTCCCAGCCGTTAAACTCAATGTCGGTATTGTCTGCTAGTGCTACTAGCTTCTCAATCTCCTCGATTGCCTCAGCTTTCGTCCAGTGTAAATCGAAATGAAAGTCAACAGCTAAAACACAATCGTCTTGCTTGTGACTCATCTCTGTATATTCATACACATCAGGATATTTATCCTGTTCTTTCTCTGTCATTTTTTTCCTTTCCATACTTACTGTTATAAGTATCTGTCACCTCTCTGTGTTTAAACAAAGAGGTGTCAGATAGTTACTGCTTCAATGTTTCCAAAACATTTTCTAGTGTTTTAACTAGCTTCTCAGTTTGAAATTCTGAGTCTAAGTTCTGCAAATTATCGAGCAATTCGTTAATTGAATTAAGCTGGTCGTCTGCTTGGTTAATGTAATAGTTAGCTGAATCACAACTGTTATAAGCTGTATCAACCTCATTGTTAATAGAATCAAGAGAGCTACTCAAATTTTCTGCGTGCTCTACTAAGTCTCTCAACATATCTTTTACTTTATTTTCCATTTCTTTTTCCTTTCTATATTGCTATACA